GATGTCGTGGGATCGTAACCTACAGGGAGCTCTATGAAAACACAATCATTATTTACATCAAAAGATGTTGCAGAATTTAAGAATAGGATTAAGTGCGGGGCGATAACCGCCCAGAAGATTTTTGCATTAGACCAAAGTATAATTATAAAATCAAATACAAATTTTAGTTTTTTTTCGTGTACATTTTACGCATCTGGTAAACATAAAAAAATTCACATTACATTTGCGCCAGGGTCATCTGGATTGTTTGCAAATTGTATCTTTCATGATATACAAATAGTTCCAAATGATGAAATTCTTAAAGGATATTGTGTTGAATGCTAAAATACAATCATTATTAACAATAAAAAGAAACTATTCTCTCAATGATGGGATAAGATTTGTATTAGTCAGTATGTGTAGTGCTGTTGGTGCTCCTTTTCATAAAATTGACTTCTTTAATGGAACATGGTATCATGAATATTCATGGACTGAAGAAGAAGAAAAAGAGTGGAAAGAAATGATTGTAGATATAATATATAATGATAAAAAAGTTAGAACAAGTCTTAAAATGAATGGCTGGAGCAAGAAAAAAATTAAAGAAAACATTGATTGGTTCGCGGGGAATTACGGATGGAAAACTTATTTTGGTTAGTATCTATATCATCTTTTATTGTTTGGGCAATTGCCGTTGCTTTAAATGCATCGGAAGATGCCCTGCAGTTTCATTACAAAGAATCTGTATTCAGTTCATTCAAAGAAAGCTCTTGGCCCCATTGGTATTTTAAACCAACTAAATATACATGGAAAAGGAAATATAAAAACGTAGAAACACTTGAAAGAAAAAAGTTCTTAGGCATTACAATACCAGCACCTTTTTTCGACGGGTGGCATGGATTAAAAGCGGTAAGATTTTTCTTTACGTGGCTAACATTCATGCTTTGTGTTATAAGTGGAACTATGTGGGTAAAATATCATATATACACGGCAGAGACTGACGCCTTATTCTCATGGTGGGGAATAGCTGGAAGCTTAATTGCTTTCTGGACTATAACAATAACAACTCATAATCTTTTTTTGCACAATATATTAATGAAAAAATCCTAAAAGAGGATAAATATGTTAAAACGGCTTAGCAAAGAAGAAATACAAATGATTACAGATGCATTATTATTTACTTGTTCCTGTGATATCTCTGCTGATTTTGATAATGATTATTTTGATCGTCTCCTTCTTGTGGCGGAAAAATTGAAGGGAAATCCATCAAAACGTTTAAAACTATATGTTGGTGGAATACTTGAAGACGAAAAACGCTCAAAAAGAATAGCGAAAAAGTTCCTCATAACACATGAAAAGTAAAAGTCACCACAAATGCCCAATTTGCTTTACCACCAATCAGCCGAGAGTAGGTAACTTCTTCTCATGTACAAAATGTAAAGCACTATACACCTTCCCAATAAAATCAAAAGACTATACAACTGGATACTGGGACGCATTCTATAATACATGCCAAGTAAATAAAAGTAAGATAGATTTCTTTAAACACATAATCGATAGTAATAAAGAAGTGTTCTCAGACACAATACTAGATGTTGGGGCGGGGCATGGATATTTCATTAAAGCTCTAGGAAGAGAAATTATAGGTGTGGACAATAATCTTAGCGCAATAAATAGGGCTTATCTAGATTATAATGTAAAAATAGACGAATTTGATGTAGAGGATCCGTTCGCTATGATTAGAAATAAAGATGCTATAAGAGTAAAAACAGTTTGTCTGCATCATACATTAGAATGTCTTAGGACTCCAGTACAAACCTTAAAATATTTAATGAACTTTTCCGAAAAATATGTTCATATCATAGCACAAAGGCCAACAGCGCAGGCGATTGTAGATTTTAATTTTTGCCTATATAATAAAGAAACAATAGAAATATTAGCCGAGAAGGTCGGGGGAAAGATTGTTAAATTTGAAGAAAAAGATGATTCAAACTGGCGTAGCTGGCACAGAATAGAAGTTGTATTATCTAAGTAAACACGATCATGAATTTCCTTTAAGGAGAAGGATGCGACAATCATTATTTGGTAAACCATTTGGCAATATAATGTATTTTAAAGTGCATAACAAAACAAAGGATATAAATAATTGGGGTTTTGTACGTATGAGGAAATATGAAGACACAATCTATATTCGCCCACAAAGACGAAGATAACCATACATATTTTGTAAAAAAACAATATCCTATATTGGTTATGATGGGAAAGAATATTTGATTAGACTTTTTTATAAAAATGCAGTATTAATTGGTATAAAATGGAGAAAAAATGCCAAGCTCTAGACCAGAACCAATACCGTATATAGTAAATAAAATAATTTCTCTAAAACCAAGATATATCTTAGATGTAGGAGTCGGTTTTGGTAAATGGGGTTTTCTCGCTAGAGAATATACAGATGTATGGTTAAATCATCTTGTGGATCCTGTTGGATTTAAAAAGGAAAACTGGAAAACCCAAATTGATGGAATTGAAATATTTGAACCATATGTAACAGATCTACTTAAACAAATATATGATCATATTTGGATAGGAGATGCCGTGGAGCTCATTCCTATTGGCAATATTAAATATGACATAATTATTGCCTCAGACATATTAGAACATATGGATCACGAAAAAGGTAAAGAACTAATAACCCATATTAAAGAAGCATCAAAATATGCATATATAGTCACGCCAATAAATGTACTACAACAGGGCAAAGTATATGAAAATGTACATGAAACACATGTGCTTGGATGGAGCCAAAGGGCCTTAGAACATTATGGAACAGTAACAATTGCTGGTGGGGCATATATTCTTGAAACAAACAATCCTTCTTGATAATTTATGGCGCGATATTATTAAGGCTCGTGCTAATAAAAAATGTGAGCGATGTAGTCGCACGGAAGAATTACATTCTCACCACATTATAAAAAGAACATATTGGCCCACTAGGTGGGATTTAGATAATGGTATATGCTTATGTGCGATATGTCATAAAATAGCACACGACAACGAAGAAATATTTAAGTTGTGGGTCGCTAAAAAGCGCCCATTAAACCAATTAGAAAAAAAGAAGCATTCCTTAGTAAAACTCGATCCATACCTCATAGAAACACTTCTTACAGATATTTTAAGGTCTTACCCTTAACAAACTCCGATCTCTTCAGGCTATCGCCTTAAAAAACACATAATCCCATCCACTAGTATCCAAAATTTTCTTAAAATCAAGATAATTTTCTGAAAGGGTTCATGGGATTATTTCATGTAACTGTGTTATGTAGGAGGAGTGAAGGAACCCACTGGCCTTCTATCGAAGTCCCGTAACAAGTTTCACATAACACAACGTTACATTCCTACTTGGACATTGTGTCCTAGTAAATGTCTTAGTAGTCGCAAATTGCGACGTGCTTATGGAATTTGTCGTGGATTCATAACGCTACCCTCAGGCCATTTGCCCTCTTTAATTTCTCTACTAATTGTATCAATCCTATTCTTTAAGAATAATAATATTAGAAATACTCCGCCGAATATTATAATTTTATCCATAAAAGTTATTAATTCTTTTTCCATTACATCACCAATAGATACTACTAATATTCTTATATTTAATACTAACAACTTAAATAAAAGCTCATTTTGCTTTATAGTATACATTTGAAGTCATGGAATAGTACTATTAATATTTGAGTACTTATGAAAATTAATAGTACTAAATTGGGGATAGAAGTCCCAAGGTGAGACAGCAATAAATTTGCTTTCGTAGCCTCGGGCTTCATCTCCCTATGGGGGAGCCAGAGATTTATCTACCTTACTCTGGTCGGTAACTATTACAGTGTAGACTGCACCTTGCGCTCATTTACCTTTCGAAGAGAGTTGCTATTCTGCAAGGATCCCATTGATTGTGAATAGCTTTTTTGAAGCAACATCCCGCACCAATCGTGTATTCGACGCATAATACAGGATGCATGAAAAACTAATATAAGCGATAAAAATAGCAAAGTCAAGCTTTATTTTTCATTTCCCAACATTTTGTACAATAAAGATCAAAATCTGGAGCCCTAAATTCTTTTATATGGGTTAAGTTTTTACAAAGCATATAAAGGTACTTAGTTTTTCTTTCGCATCTAGAACATTTGAATTTACCCTTTTCCCTAACATTATTCCACAGATATTTTAAAAATGTTATCTTGTTCCCATCTTCTTCAAACTTTAATTTGAGGTACTGTTGTTTGCGTGGCTTAAGATCAAAGTATTTTTTTCTTGTGGTAAATGTTATGTCAAGATCTTTTTTATATTTTTTAAGTATGGTTCTAAATATTGAAAACTCTCTACTATCTAATTCTATAAACAAAGAGCTTTCATTTCTACACTTTCTTATTTCCCATCTTTCTTTTTGTCTCGACGTAATCATCTTCTACTTATACCCCGTTTTGCAAAATAGTAGCGGGAGCATGATTCGAACATGCGATCTCTAGCTTATGAGACTAGCGAGGACGTCCAGACTCCTCTATCCCGCCGATAAAACAATATAAAAATATAGACAATAAAAGTCAAGAAAAAACTTGACTTCTTTATTTTTTTTTCATAGATTGTTTCTATGAAGAAAAAAACAGATTCATTAATGCAAAAAGCACCCACTGATACATGTTTACTTGATGTGGGGCATGATAATGTTAACTTTAAGATAAACGATAAAAAAATGGGGAGGCATAGTTTTAATGTTCCCATAATGTCGTCGGATATTAGCGTATCGCATACGGGGTCGTCTTTTTGTATAACAATGCCAATGAATGATTTTGAAGTGGCTTCGCCAAAATGGTTTGAAATTGAACATTTGCTTCATAGGTATATTTTAGAAGCAAGGATGCATGGTTTTACGGGAAGATTGCATTTAGGCACTATTAATGTAACACAAGAATTAGATGATCTTTATTCAACAAGATCAAGCTATCCCGTGAGTACGCTTGCTGGAAAGAGAATATTAGAAATAGGTGGTGAAATTGTATATAAAGGAGCATAAGATGAATGTACTATTATTAGGTGGCGGTGGTTATTTGGGAACTCGTTTGGCTGAATTTCTTTGCGGACTTGACGTAAACGTTTCTGTCTTTGATCTGTTCTGGTTCGGTAATCATATAACAAATCCAGAAGTTTATGTTGAAACTAAAAATATAATTGATATATCAGAAGAAGAGTATCAAGGGTACGATGTTGTTGTCTATCTCGCTGGTCTTTCCAATGATCCCATGGCTGAATTTAGCCCTTCTTTAAATTATATACACAACGCATCATATCCAGTTATCTGCGCCCATAAAGCGAAGGCGGCCGACGTAAAAAAATTTATATTTGCCAGCTCATGTTCTATATATGGTGTTGGGAGAATGTGTAAGGAGCACGATAGCCCAAGCACAAACTATCCTTACGGAATATCGAAGTGGCAGGCAGAGTCAGGACTTAAACTTTTACAAGATAATGATTTTCAAGTTGTTTGCCTTCGTAAAGGAACGTTGGGTGGCGACAGCCCAAGAATGAGGTTCGATCTTTGTGTTAATAAAATGTATAAGGATGCAACTTTAAATAAGAAAATAACCGTATATGATCCAGACGCCCAACGCCCAATACTTGATATTAGAGATGCTATAACCGCATATACAAGTGTGATTTTTTCTAATAAGTATATGGAAGATACTTATAATATAATATCCGAAAATGTTTCTATTTTAGAAATAGCAACTAGAATTAAGCACCATTTTATTGAAGATGTATCCATAGAAATAGAGGGAAAATCAGAGGTTCGTGACTATAGTGCGGATTGGTCGTCGGCTAATAATGATTTTGGTTTTATGGGCTCATATATGTTGGAAGATACTATTGATGAACTTGTGGGGTATGAGTATGATTTCGCCGATGATCAAACTATCAATATAAAAGTATTTAAAAAGTTAGAGGGAAAATTATGAAAATTGCAATAATAGGTGCAAATGGTATGCTTGGTAGTGAGCTCTCTTCATATTTTCTAAATAAAAATCAAGAGGTTTATTTACTTACGCATGGGGAAATTGAAGTATCCGATATGGCAACGTTCGAAGGTGCTTTTGGGGATTTTGTTCCAGAGATAATTATAAATACTGCGTGTTGCCATGTTGCCGCAAGTGAGGCAAGTCCGTATCAATCTTTTTTAGTTAATGCAATAGGGGCTTATAATGTAGCAACTTATGCCGAGAAGGTTGGCGCCATATTGGTGCACTATAGTACCGATTATGTTTTTGATGGTAAATTTAGTAAACATGTTAATGAAGAAGAAAAGCCAAACCCTATAAATACATACGGCGTTTCTAAGCTTGCTGGTGAGCAGATGGTTAGAAATAACTGCAGTAGGCATTTTATAATTCGAACTGGTGCCATGTACGGAGCTGAGCCAAGTCGCGGTAAGGACAATACTAATTTTGTTTTGTCAATAATAAAGAAAGCAAAGGAACAGGATAAAATTGAAGTTGTTAGTAATTGCTTGGTGAGCCCTACGTGGACGATGCAACTTGCCAAGAACCTTATGTATCTTTTAGACTCTCCAGAATACGGAACCTATCACATGGTAGCACTCGGGGACGGTAGTTATTACGATTTTGCCAAGTTGATTGTTGATGAATTAAGGTTGCCAGCAACTATAGTTCCAGTCGAAAGACACTTTGGGAACACTCCGCAATATCCGTTGTTAGATAACAAGAACCTTGAGGTCATAAGAATAAATAAAATGGATTTTTGGGACAGAGCTCTCAAGCGTTTTCTTTTAAATTTTGAAGCCGTATGATATTTGACCTTGCTAAGAATTTAGGCAATGCTCTAGGCGGTGTTTTTGCCACTGCCGATGAATTTAATAGGTCGCTTAATGAGGTTTCGGCTAATACCCTATCACAAAACACACAAGCCTTTAAAAATGCAGTGTTCCCAGGTATTCGTCCAAAACCGAGATATGAGGGAAAGCAACAGTCTCTTTTTAAATATAAAATGGATGACTTTTTTGAAGACGTCTATATGAAAGATAAAGAAACAATGATGAACGGCACTCGTTTGTCCGAACTTTCTACCAGCGCGACCCCAAGGGCATCGAGTGGGGCGAGTTATAGTACTGGCACCTCTTCATCTATTACCACGAGTACGATATGAACGACATTCTTGTGGTGGGGCAGGGAAAAGGTCTTTGGGTGGCTGGTGGTGGTCAAGAAAAGGTGGCAAAATATAGGGGAAAGAGGCAGTCTCTTTTCAAATATAGAATAAATGACGCCCTTGCTGTTAGGGATAATATTTATGTTGGTGGGATTTATATGGAAAATAAAAATACGATGGTCGGCGGTTATGCCTTATCCGAAGTATATACCATGACACATACTGGTTGTAATCATAAATGTGCACAACCCAAGGGGTGAACAGAATATGAAATATAGGCTTGCATATAAAACTAAGTCTATGTTTAAATTTAAAAACGGTTCTACTGCTGGCGGGGTCAACGCGGTGATTGTAAATTATCGTGCATATAAAGGTCTTTATTGCACTTATGTTAAAAGGGATAGAGCCAAAGAAAAGGCATCCGAAGAACAATGATTATGCTAGGGCTAAGGAGTAAAATTGCAAATTGTTATGGTCATAATTATAGTTATCATGGTGTTCGTCATCAATTACATGGGCTATAAATGGGCACAAAGAAGGTTGAATAAACAGATTGATTCTGTAATGAAAAAAACTTCTTGACTTTTATGAAAATGGGCTGTATATTATTATATGAAAATTATGGACAAGAAAAGAAATAGATTATCAAAATTTTTTGTTAAATGGTTTTTCCTTGGGTTTTTCACCAGCCTAACTATATTGGCAATGATTTTATATTACATATTGGAGATTTTATGAAGAAAATATTTAGCATTGGTCGTCTTGATGGTAAAGATGAAGATTCAAATGAAGATGTTGTTGTTGGGATTGATGACGGGGAGGTTGAGGGTCATTTTATTTTTTCTGTTGAGGCTGGCAGTCGAAATGCAAGGTTCATCGCGAACAAAGATAAAGTAAGGGAAATTCTAAAAGCATTGCTCGATGAATAATAATGAAATATGTCCGCATTATACAGCGGATAAAATCTGGTTTCGGGGCAAGCATAGAAAAATATGTGCTTATTGGAATCTTGATGAACACGGTCTTTGTAAACATGAAGAACATAATACATGTCTTGTTTATCTTAACAATAATGGAATAACGGATCCTTGGTTAATTAAGTTTATGGATGATCTTGGGTGTGTACTTATTTAAAAGGAAATTATATGGGAAAATGGACGGAAAATTCTGCATTAGATTTTATATTTAGAAATTGCGATGTTATCAAAACTAAGCTTGGGTCAATAGTTGTTAAAAATGGTAGTGCTGGCAACGGGTCGCTTGGTGCCATAGACTATCTACATAATCATAAAAAGACAATTATAAGTATAGTTACAGAAGAAGTCTTCGAGAATATGAGGGATAATAAAAATAAACGTGAAGAGGAATAACATGTTCAATAACGTTGATATTTTTAATATTACATTAAACAATGGCATGGAATGGGTTTTGGGCAATGTTTCAATGAACGATATCGAGGATCCAAAATTTAATGCCATGATTAAAGAATATCTTAATTTAAGAAAAAGTATGATTAATTATTTGCTTAACTCTCTTCCAAAAGAAAAACCAAATAATCAAATTGAACTTGATCTTAAGGATAAGAAATGATAGGTGTAATTACATATGATTTTCCGCACAGAAAAACATATGATTTATTATGTGCATTAAAGGCAAAGGGACTTCATGATGTTTGTGTTATTTGCATTCCTTGGGAAGAGAGGAAACAATACACGCCCCTTTATAAACACCGACCAGATTCTTGTTTTTTTCATCCAGAGCAACTTTGTGTTAGTTTTAACTATCAAATAGCCATGATTACGAACCAAGCAGTCCCGAAATGTGAAACATACCTTATAGGCGGTGCTGGTATTCTTGGTGAACCTTATTCCACAAATGGTAGAACAGTAAATTCCCACCCAGGATACCTTCCGAATGTCAAGGGTCTTGATGCTCTAAAGTGGGCAATATATGAAAACCAGCCAATAGGTGTAACCACACATATAATAGACAAAGAAACAGATGCTGGAAGCATTATTGATAGAACAATAGTTCCAATATATGCTAATGACACATTCCATGCCGTTGCCCAGAGGCAATACGAGATCGAGATTTCAATGTTGGTTGATTCTGTTTTTGATATAGATAATGGTTCTTCCATACAATTAGATAGGCAAGAAAAGCAGTACCCTGTACATAAAAGAATGCCAAGGCATTTTGAAATGCATTTATTAAGTAAATTTCAACGATTAGTGGAGAAGTCCAGTGGCGTACTTCCTTAATAAGTGGGTGGATAGTTTATGTAAGCCAAGATCCAATTGGGTTTGTTGTTTTGTGGCAAGGCTTATAGTTTTTTTACTTGTTCTATTTGTCCCTATCTTTATATTTATTGCGTCAATATTAATCACAATTATGACAAGAGGTTAATGGGTGTTTAAAATATTGCATACTGCGGATAGTCACTTCCAGTCTAACCGATTGGATGAATGTGTTTTTAATGCATCGTATATTGTTGATTATGCTAATAAAAATAATCCAGATCTAATTGTCCATTCTGGCGATCTTTTTCATAAAAATACAATGATAAATTCGAGAGAATATTTAAGTGCCGTTGATTTTATTGCGGATCTTTCTTCTGTTGCACCAGTAATATTAGTTCGTGGGAACCATGATCCAGACGGTTCTTTTAATGTGTTCAAGAAAATGCCAGATATATACGCATATGACGATTTTGGAACCATAGAGTATGCCGACATGGACGGTGTTGAATATCCTTATGGAATCCAAATAAACATTGTTCCGTATCAAAGGACGACAGCCAGTGAGAGTACGGTTAGTAAGGCTCATGTGGCTGTGGCAGAGCGTATGAAACAGTTCTTGTCAACTGCGATCAACAAAGATAGGACATTAAGGATCGTTGTTGCCCATGTATCTGTTGTTGGGGCTATGTTGGCTAATAGTGAGCGCGTACTTGGCAATGAGGTCATGTTGGGTATTAATGACTTTGATGGTTTTGATGGAGCTTTGTTGGGTCATATTCACAAGAGTGATCAAGACATTTTCAAAGGTAAGCCAGTGGCTTATAGTGGTTCTCATTATAGGACTAGGTTCGATGAAATTATGGAGCCTGGTTTTCGTTTTTGGACATTTGATGTTGATAAAAGTAATAAATGGTATTTGCTCGAAAACAAGTTTGTCCCTACCCCAGCGAGAGATATGGTTCAATTTGATCTTGATATTGAAGAAACAAAAGAGTATATTGGTACTGGTAAGTTTCCATATGAAATTAATCCCAACACAGATGTTAAAGTTGTTTTTTCTGTCCCAGAGGGGATGGGGTCTAAATTAAAAAAAGATGCATTTTATGGCGATATAGATTTAAAGAAGATAAACTCTACTGTAAAAACAGTCACTATTATAGAGCCGAAGACTGGGGTGAGGAGCGCGAAGATAGCTAAGTTGAAAACAAAAACAGAAATATTTCAAGAATGGGCAGATGTCTCAAAAATTAAAATGACTAAAACTGTTAAAGATAAGCTGGGTGAACTGATAGAACGGAATTGACATGGTTGATGTATATAGGTATATTACGTCTAAACATTGGGACGGATATAAAATAGTAAATGGATTTTCAATGGGTTTTCATGGTATGAATTATGATGATTCGGCGTATAATAAAAAAGCTTATCCAGTAAGATACATGGATGATGATATAGTATGGGGAGATCGTGCCGATAATAAAGATAAGTGATAATGAAAATTATTATATAGACGGAGGGATGTGTTGGTATCGTAATAAAAAATACCAATCGCTCTTTGCCATCCGCTCGTCTTCTGTTGGTGGATATCGTGGTTGTTTTGAATTTTGCAAATCGCCCAGTTATGCCAAAGAAGAAAAAGAGTGGAAAGAATTTTTAAAAGAAAAGGGGATTTGTGCTACTTAAAAATGCTGGAAATTTATGGGTATGGATTGATGGAAAAAGGCTTAAGCAGGAATCGCTTTTTGTTAGAAAAATTAAGACAAAATATTTTACACATAAATTTGCCTATAAAAAGGACGGACATGGACTACAACAAAACAGATATTAGATACGCAAAAAACTTGCTAAATGATATGTTAATTTGTATATTGGGTGTACCAAAGAAATATGTAGGAAATAGATCTTTTGGTGGGTATTGGTCTTTGATGAATAAGTGGATATTTGTAGATAAATATGATCTAGCTTATATTTATTTTGTTGTTCAAAGACTACAAAACAAAAAAATCAATATGACTGCTGGTTTTATAGAGGGTGCCTTAAGAAGTAAAAACTGGATAAAAGCATACGATCCAGAAGAACACAAGCTCCCATCGGGCGGCCAGCGAGATAAGTTGTTGGGGGCTGGGCATACGATAGAAACACTTCCCTTACATTTACTTACTAGGGAAGAGCGAAAAAAAAGAAAACAATATGAAGTGGAAAGGGTTGAGGTAACCGATGAAGATAGAAAAGCTTTGTCAGAACTATTAACAGGGGCGGGAGGCGTTATTGGAAATAGGGAGTGATGTTGAAATTATCGAGTGTGGATTTTTGGGGGCAATTTTAATGAACCCAAAAAATATGGATTTGGTTGGTGGTGTTAACGGGGACTGGTTTACATCTAATAGGCGGGTTTTGATATTTAATTCTATGAAAGAGCTTTATGGGTCGGGAAAAACAATAGATCCAATAACAATAAAGTCTAGAATTGCTGATTGTAAGATAGACTATAAAAACGATGCAATAAGTGAAATTGATTTGCTGTTTAATAATAAAGATGTTAATCCAGCAAATTTTGAATCATATCAATCTAGTTTAGAAGAAAAGTTTTTACAGAGAACCATGGCGCTTTCTCTGCAAAATTCTGTTTTAAAAGTTCAAACCGCTGAGATGGGTTCAATAAAAGATGTTATAGATGAAGTGGAATCCGATTTGTTTAATGTTTCTCAAAGTGGAGAATCCTTTAACAGTACCATGAGGCTTGGTGATGTTGGGGTTAGGTATATGAAGAGGTTGCGCGAGATAAAAGAAACTGGTATTCCGCCGTTTGTAGCGGACACTGGTTTGCGAGATATAGATAGATTAATTGGTGGTTTTTCTGATGGAGATTTTATTTTATTGGCAGCTCGCCCGAGCATGGGTAAAACAGCACTTGCTTTACAGGTGGCGCGTAATAATATTGCTAAGAGCCGTCCAGTTGGCTTTATTACTCTTGAAATGTCTTCGGACAGTCTCTTTCTTCGTTATCTCAGTTCTGTCTCGAAAATAAATAGTATGAGAATAATGTCTGGTCAAGTCACGCAACCAGAGTTTGATTTTTTGGCAAAGACACAAAAGGATATAAACGAACAACCATTATATATAAACGATAAATCATCCCTCACCGACACATCGCTTCGTGGAATTGCGAGGAGAATGGTTTCTTTACAGGGCATTAAGATCTTGTTTATTGATTTTTTACAGCTTATGGACTCCAGTAAAAGTAAAGAAAACAGACAACAAGAGGTATCCCAAATATCCAGATCGTTAAAATCACTAGCAAAAGAATTAAAAATACCCGTCGTTGCATTGTCTCAATTATCAAGAGCAGTAGAATCAAGAACCCCACCGAGACCAATGATGTCTGATCTTAGGGAGTCTGGTTCGTTAGAGCAAGACGCAGACATTGTGCTTTTTATATATAGACCAGAATATTACAATATAGACACGTTTCCAGATGGCTCGTCAAGTACTGGATTAGCAGAAATTATTGTTGGTAAAGCCAGAAACGCGGAAACGGGATCAACGAAAACTGTATTTTCAAAAGATATAGGAACGTTTAATAATTTAGCGAGAGAAGACATAACTGAAGGGAGTTAATTATGAATGATAACAGCGTACATTTAATTGGTCGCCTTGGTAAAGACCCAGAATCGTCCTTTACACAAAGCGGTGACATGGTTTGTAATTTTTCAATCGCCATATCCGAGTATTATAAAAAGGATAAAACCCAAAAGGACTTCGATGTGGAGACCACTTGGGTTCCCATAACGGCTTGGCGAAATGTGGCAGAACGAGTCGCTGGTGTGGCAAAGAAGGGAACCGAGGTTTTAGTTGTTGGTAAACTTCGTGAAAAAAAATGGGAAGACAAGGAAACTGGTAAGCCCCGTTTTCGCATGTATGTTTTGGCTAACCGCGTTGATTTTGGTGAGGGTCGTATTGTTCAGGGTCAGGGTGGCGATGAAACACCTCAACCTAAACCAGAGGACGAAAAACAGGATAAAGATGCCTCGGATCCAAAGAAAAAAACTAAGGAAGAAGAAGACGATCTTCCCTTTTAAGGAATGGCCATGGAAAAGAAATGGCATGATTTAGCTCAATACGAATACCCAGAGGCGGCTGATTTGGTCGCCTCTAAAGATTTTATTAAGGTAATGCACGATCGTCTTATAACTAAGGTGAATCTATTGGCGTGGAACGCTCAATTCATAGCTGATTTTGAAGTTGAGGCGAGCGCAATTGAATCTAATATCAATGTTCTTCGTACAAAGAAACACCATCTTATTAATTATCATTTGACCAAATCATTTGATAAAATACCTAATTATTATAAAAGAAGTAAAGACTTAATGGTCGCTTGGATTGAAGAGAATTTAATCAAAAGTGACATAACAATTCTTGAAGAGAAGATTGACAAAGCAAATGCAATGCTTATTGATGTACAAAAAGGCTTGTTTACTTATAAATATAAATATGAAGTATTGCAGAAATCTATTGACGTTGGCATTTGCCTAGTAAATTCTATGAGAGAATATGAGGGACGACTTACATAACATAATGATTGAGCAGGATAGAAAAGTTAAACAGGCTGAGTACGACACAAGAAGAACAATAATGCTAATTGCATTTTTGCGTGTTATAGAAGTTCATGAACATTCAATACACACGTCTAGGCACTCGGATAGGGTCGCTACTATTGCCCATTTGGTTGGTAAAATGATGGGATTGCCAGATCGCGAACTTGGGCAGTTGTGGCGATGTGCATTATTGCATGATATAGGAAAGATCGGCATTTCTTCTGATGTAATCTTTTCTGATAAGAAATTGTCAAATAAAGAACGTGAATCAATTAGAATGCATCCAGAATATGGCAGTATGATTCTTGAGGTTGCATCATTCTTTAAAATAGAATCAATGGTAACAAAACAGCACCATGAGTGCTTTGATGGTAGCGGGTACCCAGACGGAATCGTTGGTAAAGACATTCACTTGTTTGCAAGAATAATTCATGTCGTAGATGTTTATGATGCCCTCGTTGCCTTTCGTGGCTATAAGAAGCTTTGGGACGAACGGAGGGCTGCTAATTTTATCGCTGAGCAGAGCGGAAAAATGTTTGATCCAAAAGTTGTCAGCGTGTTTCTTGAGGCAACGCAGACAGAGAGATTTCGTGATCTATATAATGATCCAGAAGTCTATTCGGTTTATAAAGAACTAATAGAGGATAAATTATGAGAATAGGTGTCGATGTTGATGGTGTTTTGAGGAATCTGTATACAAAAATGGTAGAAGTATATAAAGTGGTGTATCCGAACGAATTCTATCGCCCCGTTGAAGAATGGAAAAGCTATATATTGTCGGATAACTTTTCTATTGAAGATGAAATATATGATTTTCTTTTTGATTCGGAATATACAGAAGAAATATACACAGAAGCGCGTCCATTTTATGGCATTGACATAATGAGAGGTATTACAGACAAACATTCTATAGAGCTTATTACCGACCAAAAACACGACCTTCCAACTTTTTATACATTAAATTGGCTTCAAGGTTTAGGTGTTCCATATCACGGTCTGCATTTTACAAAACAGAAGCATCTTATTGATTGTGATTTATATGTTGAAGACAATCCAAAACAAATACATTCCCTTGTATCTCACGGTAAAGAAGTTGTGGTTATTGATTATTTATATAATAGACCGCCCGACGTCATGGGGGCAGAGTTGTCTGCTGGATACAATAGATATAGCAGTTTTTATAATTTTATAAAACATTCTTTAAAAGAAGGAGATCTTTAATGGAGGCAATTCTCGTTGGTGTGTCTGGGAAAGCGGGGCATGGAAAGGATTCTTTGGCTAATATATTATTAGAGAAGTTTGCAACGATGTCTATTTTGAATAGAATTTATTTTGCCGATCAATTAAAAAAGACCGTACAAGAAGTGTTTATGCTTGAGCATCGACATCTTTGGGATGAAGAGGGGAAAGACGAGCAAATTAAACATCTTGGTGGTATAACTGGCAGAAGTATTTTACAGAATTTTGGAGAAGCTGTTCGTAAAATATATGGAGATATGTGGGTTATTCATTATGAGAGAGTGCTTTTTGATTTTATATATAAGTACAAAGCTTCTGATAGAATGTTAATAGTAACACCAGACGTTAGACACAAAAATGAGTATGATTGTATAAAGAAAAATGTGTTGGGTAATAGCGGGGGTCTCTATGGTACTGGTCATAACATAAATCTTAAATCAATGCTTATACGTGTGATTAGACCAGGGCACGTAATGAATGGGGATGCCTCCCACGCATCGGAGACAAGTCTTGATGACATTAATGGGTGGGATCACATTGTTGTTGCGAATGACTTGGCACAATTATCTATAGCCGCTGACCCTATAATTGATGATATAAATAAACATTTTAAATTATAAATTTTTTTGCTGTATTATGTGAATTATTTCACGAGGAATCATGGCTACTTATAATTATGCTGAGATATCGGTTGGTGACCAGATAGAGTACTGTTCGGAGGAAGATGGTCTATGGGGTGATTATTATAGAATGCATGATTTTATTCAGTGGAAGTATGTAAAAACTGTTGCTAGGCGCTTTCTTTCCAAAAAACACTACCAAGTACTTGTTTTACAGGGAGAAAGAGGTTTTAAACAGGAAGATTTAGGCGTTGCCATGGGCTGTTCTAGACAGCTTGCGGTATACCATTTACATGTTGCGGTAAAAATTTTGAGGGAAAAGTTCGCATTTTTTTTGCAAAACAGGGTATTAGTAGGGGGCGGTTTTTCTACTCATTGTGAATATGAACGACAGTTGAGAGGAAATTTATATAATGACAGATTTAAAAAAGAAGAAATCGAAATCGAGATGTGATAGATGCGGTAAAAAGGTTTCTAAAGAAATAATACTTATCGCTGGGAGGCCTTATTGCAAGCCGTGTTCTAAAATTAGAAAAACTATAGCCAACGATAGTGATTGTAGAACAATACATATAGCTTAGAGTATATATGAGTAATTTTTTAACGGATGATACCGAAAACGACGGTCTTAATCTAAATCCAGATATTGATGATTTTGAAATACCAAAAGATGAATATACTAAGATTCTAAATAGTATGTTTATGACTTTTATGGGTAAGACAAAAGAGTGTGATACGGAAGAGCGAACAGAGGCTTATTGCAGGTCTGTTCTCAAACAGTGTTCTACATGTTTTAAGGCCGATGGTAATGTATGGAGAAATCCACCAGGGAAAAATGCTTCCGATTGGTATGAAAAGCTTTCTTTAAGACTTAGGGTCTATGGGTATGATATATCTACTCAGTCTTTGATAGGGAGAAGGGAATCGAAAGTCTCCTCAAAGATAAAGGACATGGGCAAAAAAAAGGAAGACAAAGATTCGAATGATCGATCATTTTCTCTTCGTGAAACAGCCGCTTTTGAGGGATTTATAGAAAAGTTTAAATCAGACTTTGAGGGGTCTACAACTGTGTCCGATAATCTTATGATTAGACGACTTGCCTTTTTGTCTGTTTTAAATGATAGGGACATTGAGCGTGTTTCCTTAAGTCGTGATTTGACCAAGGAAATAAAGGAATTGGCGGACAGTCTTGGCGTTTCTGGAAAGCAAAGGAAGACTACCATGAATAGCGAGGGTAGCGGAACGATGGAATTGTTGAGTACGAAATTTAAACAGACCCTTGAGGAGCACGTTGAGCTCGAGTCTCTTTGGAAATTTGAAGAAATTAAACTTATTTTTAATGCAGTTAAACGTGGCACGACGGAAGAGTTTCTTGCATTGTCTTGGTTTAAAATTCTTTACGGGAATGATGAGGATGGTAAGCCAATTACCATGGATCGAATAGAGAGATTTATAAAAGAGAGCAAATATGGCGGAAATTAAACTTTCTAGAAAAGAAATGTTTGTTTATCCAAAAATGTATCTTTTCTATAGAAACTATCCAGTACTTGCCGTTAGGGATTTGCTTGGGATATCTCTTTCGACCCACCAAAGGTTGGATCTTAGATTAAATTGGCAAACTCATGCTAGGGATATTATAAGAATTTTTTCTCGTGGTATGTCGAAAACGTTTGGTGAGGCTATTTTCGCTATTATATCTTGCGTGTTGTATCCAAGGCTTAAGGTTCTTAGCCTTGGCGCAGAGGGTTTTAGGCAAGGTAAAATGATTCTCGAAGAGGCAGAAAGCATTATTAAGGGAGAAAAAGACGGACAGGAATCTTTTAATTTTGTTCGTGGAATGCTTAATCTCGGTGGCAAAAGATTATCTGGCAGTCTTATACGAAAAGATCCAGATTTATGGAGAATAGAATATCTTAATGGAAGCCAAATTGGCACAGCCCCCCTAGGCAATAAGGGCGAGGCTATTCGCGGTTTTCGTGCTAACATAACACAGGTAGACGAAAGACGTGGTTTGAAAAAGGAGATTAAGGATCGTGTTATTCGTCCATTTTCTATTATTGATTATAATGTCATTACCCAGAAACAGGAGTATGAGAATAAAAATATAGATTCTGGTACCTTACAGTACGAAGAGGATGATTATACCAAAGAACTTGAAGAGTATATGCGCCTTATAAAGGATGGTAGTGAAGATCATCTTGTTGTTAAATTTATTTATCCAGATGCTTTTGATGAGGCAAAAGAGGGCGAAACATATAAATATGTTACAAAATACTTTGGCGATAAAAAGTTAAAATTTTGGTCTATTCCCTATGGTATCAAGGTAAATGATATTGAGGGTGAGCTGGAAAAAATAACCACAGATATTGAGTCTTGGCGGAGTGAGCATTTATGTGTTCCAATGAGGGCAACTGGAGATTATTATTCCTTTGAATTAATTAATTCGGTAGCCCAGAAAAGGGTTTTTACTGATGAGGAATATATGAAGTTGGAAGGTGCTGATGCTGAAGACGCAACTATGTACCTTCGTCCCAAATTAAAATGTAAAGACCCGTGTATACTTAGTGTCGATGTGGCCCGTGAACATGACATGACCTCGTTTGTTGTTACAAGGATGGGGCCGTTATCCGAAGATCCGTGGGATCCAGTAACCCAAGAAGGAAAAACAAAATTTTGTAATACTATTTGGGCATATGAAGAAAAACATATGCAAGACACCGATGCGGCGATAAAGATATATGATATATTAGATATGTTTGAAAACATACAAATCGTTGCTTTGGATAAACGCGGTGGAGGATCCAGTGTAAGGGATCAATTATATAGGGTCGTTAAAGAGGGTATAATTGATGATTATGAGATTTTATTTGATCCAGACGATGACGATGAGGGTGGTATTGCGACATTGTTAAAGGATAAAAGAAATCAAATGATGAGCCATAATAACAGATTGAGACTTGTTTCTTATTCTGATGAAGATAATACAAAGGTCAATAGAAGTTTAAAAACGGCTATGGGCGAAGAAAGATTTTATTTTTGTGGTGGAGATGAAAAGGTTGATGAGGAAATTAAGTTTGTGCGAGACTATATTAATGTAATGCCTCGTCAATTTAGAATGATACAAATTAAACCAACAAAAAATTGGCTTAATTTTTCAACTCCAAACCCAGATACAGATCTAAAAGACTTGTATTCTGCGGTTGTTTATGGGTGGGGGGAAATAATGAAATTGGTTCATGAAAGCGATATTCCAAAGAAATCAATTGCCTCGGGTCTTGCCCCCGTATTAACATTGAGAACAAGGAAAGAGATATAATATGGCAAAAGTCGAATTAGGAAAAGATGAGAGGCTTCAACTTTCCAAAGAAATATATGATAAAGCAAAATCCATGGGGTTGTCAGTAGAGCATAATCCAAGTAATTTGGGTGGACTGCTAACTCTTGGAAACGATATAAAAAATAAAGAAGCATCGCATATTGAATGGCAGGTCACTAAAACTGGTGATGTCCATATGGCTGGCACATTGCCGAGTAACACGAAGTCTGGTTATAATTTTCTTATTGATGCTAAAGATTACAATTCCGACATTGTAGAGCGAGAAAATTTAATAGCGCTAAGCAGAAAAGCGGTTAGGTTTGAAGGGGTTGTTGCCAGCGCCATAGAGGCATTGGTTGAGGTTCCCACTCTTGGTGGATGGTATATTAATTGTAAAGATGAAGATCTTAGAAAGTTGTGTTATTATTGGGCTAAATGGTTTAACTCAATGGGTGACAATGGGCCAATACATTCCAGCGAAGAGAGTGTTCAAACTGTTGGTGGTGTAGAAAGTTTTGCAATGCATTCTTTGTGGCAACTTTATCAAGATGGTGATTCCGTGTTTACTGAGGAATGGGGACATGTTCCAGTGCCAGAGTTGGGCGGTAAACGATTTAATCTTCCAACCAGATATATTGATCATGACGTTGCCGAGCTTGAGATACCAGCACCACTAGCCGCCATGGGCGTTGAGGTTAT